ACCAGGTCAAAGTAAAGATCGACGCCAGTTTTCTTATATTCCGCAAGTAAATTTCTGAAAAGCGGTGTCAGGTAATACATGGTCATGGACCCAGTCCCGTTAAGACCGGTTACCTTATGGCCGGTCATTCGCTTTCCGATAGACTTTACTTCGGACTTACTCTTTTCGATATTGGCTTCGATAGCCTTTGCAAAGAACAGTTCTTCGTTATTGCCGTTAATCTTCGCGTAGGCCCTGCCTTCCTTTCCGGAAATGGTATCCGGCGCGTTCAAGGTTTTCACTTCGCTTCACTCCTTCCGTTAATTAACCGTAACGGTCATATAAAGTTTTTCCATGCTGTCGTTCGGCTGAAGCGCGCAATTAACAACGACGTCGCGCTTACCGTTACCCTGCTGGATAACAATATCAGCGCTTTCGAAATTGCTTATCGCGTCTATAGCCTGGTACTGCATGGCAAGGGACACAAGGTCAGCCTTGAACAGTTCGCGTCCTGTGTCGCTGTTGGTTACTGTTCCGATATATCTTTCGCCGAAGATTCTGGCAACGTCATTCGCCCAGCCGTCCATTACACGGACCACGCGGTTAGAAGTCCAGTCTTCAGATACACCGTCGCCGAAAGTAACAAGGCTATTGATGTCAGTCAAGACGCGGGCTTTTCCATTATCAGCATAGAAAGCGAATTCGCCGTTCTGGATAGCCGCTTCATACTGGCTTTTAGTGTATTTAATATCAACGTCGACAGCTCCGTCATAAGCGACATTGGTCAGCGATTCGTTGACTTCCGCGCCAGCAGACGCGCCAGCAACCCAGGCGACGGCCTTATCTCCGGTGATTGTGGTCCCGTCAGCCAGGATAACACCGTTTTTGACGTTAATCAGACCTATGTCGTCGCCGTCATACTGATAAAGGACCCCGACTATCTTAACGCCGTTATCGTAGCGCAAACGCTTCACGAAGGCGGCAATAAGCGCCTTAATTGTTTCGTCGGTGCCAGGGTAGCCAATCACGTTAAAGGCTTCGACCTCAATAGCGTTCAGGAAGTTCGAATAAGCCGTCCCGTCAACCGTTCCGTTAGAACCACCGGTCAAGGCGGTTGCAGAAGTGGGGGTTAAGGTTTCGGTTTCTCCGAAGGTAACAAAGTTATTGTCTTTAAGGTTTGAGGAACCGGAATCTGCGGGAACGGTTTGTCTGTCGACTTCCATAGTCCCCAGATAGGTTACAACGTCAACCTTTGTCGCGTCGTCAGCATTGGTCAGGATAGCAACCTTCAAGTCATTTCCTCTGGTGCCGCCCCATTTTGCAGTTACGGCCATTCCTCCGACCGTTGCAGAAGCCTTCTGTCCGCCAGAATTCACGCGATAAGCCAGAAGGGTTTTAGCGCGCTTCAAGGCTTCCCTGACAAGAAGAAGGGACACGTCCGTTGGATCATAACCGAATACGTCGATCGCGGTCCTGTTAAAGTCTTCTGCTGTCACAGCAAAGACCTTGTTTTCAGGTCCCCAGTTCAGTTCAAGGGGAAGGGCGACAACGCCACGCGAACCAAGCTGGGCCGCGCGTCCAGCGCTTACAAAGTTGATATAAGCGCCAGGCAAAATCTTATTCTGTACTGTAAAAGTACCTCCACCGATAGGGGCCATTTACATTCACACCTTTCTTTTGAGAAATTCGGACACAAGTTTTTCAACCTGTGCTTTGGTATAGGTTTTATCAGCGTCCAAGATCGCCATAAGAATGTCCTTCTGGTGACTGAACGCTTTACTGTGGACCAGTTGTTCTTTAGTGAAAACAGGTTCCGCCGGCGTGGACTGTGCTGTCTTACCGGCGGCTTTCTTCTTGCTTGCCATTACTTCAATTCCTCCTTCTGGGTAAGATTTTCCATGAACTCAATAGCTTCAGGCGCCATAACGAAGTTAATATTAACGTCGAATAAGAATTGAAAAACCCCTGATTCGTCTTTCCTGGCCGTTTGGCCGGTCAGGTAAAGCCGGCGCGTTTTATTCGCGCCTTCTTCGACGTCAAGGGTTTCGAAATTGTCGTACATGGTATCAGCCCAATCATTAAAGGCCATATTGTCGTCAGACTTTAAGAAATAAAGGACCTCAATCTGACAGGAACGCCTCCTTCTCCGGTCCAGTTTCTTTTCCTGGTTTGTTTCGATAACCCCAACAAAGAAGTTCCCGTCGGCGCCTTTAGGAATTTTATCAACAAAGACATTTCGATCCGGCCAGATTTCGGATAATTTCGAAGCAATGGCTTCCAGGATTTTATTAACGGTCATGTTTTATTACCTCCGTTTATCCGGAACCACGCGGGGATAACCTTTCCTGAATAATCTGGTCAATCTTACGGGTTAGGCGGGCGTTCTGGGTGTCTTTAGTCCGTCGAATGGCCCTTAAAAGGGTAAAATGCCCGCGTACATAGCCACCGTAAGGTCCGACGTACATTCCGCCTTCCGGATCGTTCTTCTGATAGACGAAAACATGGCCGCTCCAATGTCCAGGGACGAAGTGACTTCTGAAGCCATATTCAAGGGGTTTCGCATAGTTCAGGTTATTATAAACGTCAATCCTGTAACGTCTGCCGGACCGTTGTGGCCTGCTTCCGTCGTGATCATTGTTATTTTGGTGGGTCAAGGCTTTATTGCCGGCGTGGAAGTTGTTCCGATAATCACCGGTGTTCACTATATCGGGGACGTCATTTTTACAGATAAGTTTTGCCTGTTTTACTGCATAGACACCTTCACCGATAACCAGTTCTTCCATGATGTCCGGAACTTCGTCCCTTAACTGTTCAAGCTGTTTTTGAAGGTTAATTAAGCCTTTATTGTCCACACTCACGCCAGATCACCGTCCTTGACCCTTACTTCCTGGTGTGTTGCATAAACATTCGGCCGGCCGACTACCTCAAAGTTATAAATGATCGTGCTGTCTGGGTTATCCCTTCCGAACCGTTTAAGCGCGATTTTATCCCCGGGAAGGATCGAAAGGGAAGGGGGAAAGAAGATAATGGCGTCGTAGTCGATTTTATTTTGTGCCTGCATTTGCTGGCTTTTGTCAGAACCTGAATACACAAGCGCGCAAATGCTATCAGTATAAATGTCTTCAGGAACGTGCTTCGAAATATTGTTTATCTTCTGTAGCGTCGTTCTTGAAACAGTGGCGGTGTCTTCGTAGGTCATTTCAATAGCGGCACGTTCAGCCGCGGGGTTTCCGAACATATCACCACCCCACTTTTCTAAACGCGTTTAACTGCTTTGTATATGCCTTAATGAAGTCCGCCCCGCCTGCTCCTGTTCCCGTGTTAAAATCACCGCCAACCGGCCTGAATGATGTTGTTACATCTCCGCGCCTTACGGAAGTAACTTCCATATTGTTATTCTTTTCGTTGCCGTAACCTTCGGCCCGCCACATATCGACGGCCATCCGGACCAGAAGGTTATTAAGCTGGTCCGGAATGGCTTCGTCAGGTTTCATATTGCAGTAGGTTTTAACCATGTCTGTGACGGTGTCCAGGACGAATTGAAGAAGGCCGTCCTTTTCATTGCCGGTTATACCCAGCAACATTTTCATTTTTTCAAGCATAACCGGTCACACCGCCTTTCGTGTTATTCGGTAGCAGATACGACGGTTGTGTTACCGGCTTTCTTCGCTTTGTTATCGTCCACGTCGATTTCGACAACGGTTATCTTGTGTCCGTTAGTAGCTTCAATTTCGCCGCCAGCGGGAAGTTCCTTCCAGTTGGAAGCGCCTGTTCCGACAGTCAGCACGTCGTTATAACTTACAGTCGGTGCAGTAGAAGAAGCGGTCTTGTAAACCAGCTTGCGTCCAGGAAGTACAGGTTCAGCAACGCTTATTTTTGTCTTTCCTGCCGTGCTTCCAGCTTCAGATGTTACGGTCAAGGTTCCAAGTTCTCCGGCGCCCTTCTCATAGAAGAAGATCAGGTCAGGGGTCAGGGCCTTGCAACCGTAGTCGTAGAACATAGCGACCGCGTAATCGTTGGAAAGAGGAATCTTTTCAGGGTCTTTGTAAGGATAAATAACAACCGGCAACGCGATTGCGCCGTCGATCATCAGCACAGCGTCGATATTTTCAGGCAGATAGACGGAACTGTAAGTCTTTACGCCGTGGAAAAGGGCAAATTCTTCTGCTGTGGTATCGACGTTCGCGTTATTCGCGGTTTTGTCAAGGTAGTTCCTAATCTTGCCGTAGAAGGAAGGGGAACATACCAGGTTCATCATGCTTCTGGGAACGCCCCTGACATAGTCGTTTTTAACGGTTTCAAGGGCCTGGATCATGGCTTCGACCTGGTCTTCGATATTGGATAAGCCGGTAGGTTCGAAGGATACGCCGGCTTTTACAGCTTCCTCGAAGAAGGCAGTATCCAGTTCAGCAACCACAGTGTCGACGTGGTTGTCTGCGCGTCTTGCCATGATGTT